TTTGGACAAGAAGAAGAAACATACAACATAGTAGCAGCACACGGTTACTTTGGTCGTCTTATCTTCCAGTATGCTTCATTCAACAACTCAAGAAGTCTTCACTTCTTCCTAGCAGTGTTCCCAGTTGTATGTGTATGGTTAACCTCTATGGGTATCTGTACAATGGCATTCAACTTGAACGGATTTAACTTCAACCAATCAGTTGTTGATGTTAATGGTAAAATTATCCCAACTTGGGGAGACGTTCTAAACAGAGCAAACCTAGGTATGGAAGTAATGCACGAGCGTAACGCTCACAACTTCCCATTAGACTTAGCATCTGCTGAGACTACAGAAGTTGCTTTAACAGCACCTTCAATCGGATAAATATATTTGTTCGAGATACTAGACCTCTACATAGTAGGGGTCTTTTTTTATGCCTTGAAATATCTTACTCATCCTCTGACCATATGTAATCTAATTATCGTAGGGTCTCTTGTCTTCATCGAGACAATACATATTAATTTTCATAAGGGGTTGACAACCTGTGACGAGTCTGCTATATTATTAGAGTCGGACGCGACGTGGGAGTGACCGAATAAACTTACTGGCAACCGCTAGTTAAGGTGATGAGTCAGAGGTGGTGCTCGCTGTCAGGAATGGCAGAACTACTCAACCAAGTAGGACTCAGGCAATGACGTATTTTACTTCTGTAGTAATGCCCGTTATTTGTTGGTACACAGGAATCCAACCTCCCTTTCAATCTTAAAAAAGGATCTGCTTTATTGGTGTTTTGCAGGTCCTTTTTTTATGTGTTATAATTAGTAGTATGAAATCAAAAAAACTACTTAAGATATACTTAACAGTTAAACAACCAAAGAAAATTTTGTATCCACCTGTCCGCAAATCTTATAACATACATACATTCGGTTAATGTCAGATTTTATCCGTCGTCACATAGGTCCTACTGACGAACAACAGACTAAGATGATACACGATCTTGGTCTTACTAATTTAGATTCACTTGTTCGTGAAGTAGTTCCAGATAGTATTTTATACAAATCATTAAATGATGTTCCTGTAGGATTAAATGAGAACACTGCACTTGCAGAACTCAAAGAAATTATGAGTGAGAATGTGATCAAGAGATCTCTTATAGGTCAAGGATATTATGGAACGATCACACCTCCTGTCATACAGAGAAACGTATTAGAAAATCCATCTTGGTACACATCATATACACCATACCAAGCAGAGATTTCACAAGGAAGATTAGAAGCATTATTTAATTATCAAACATTAATAACAGAACTTGTAGGTTTACCTATTGCAAATGCTTCTTTATTAGATGAAGGAACTGCTGCTGCTGAAGCAATGATACTGGCATATAATAATACAAAAGATAAGAATACATTCATAGTTGACAAATACATATACCCACAGACTTACGAGGTGTTACAGACCCGTGCAAGACCGTTAGGAATAAAGATTGTGACGATGGATATATTCTCATCTATAAGTATAGAAGACTTTGTTGATGATGCCTTCGGAATGATAATGCAAATGCCTAATGTGGATGGTAAGATTAAGATAATGGATGGTTTAATATCTTGGTGTAAAGATCTAAAAGTAATGACTATTGCTGCTGTAGATCCTATGGCACAAGTATTAATGAAACCTGTAGGACATATGGGATTTGATATTGCAGTTGGTAGTATGCAAAGGTTCGGAGTTCCTATGGGATTTGGTGGACCACACGCAGCGTTCTTTGCTATTACAGACAAGCACAAAAGAAAAATTCCAGGTAGGATTGTAGGACAGTCTGTTGATAATGAAGGTAATAAATGTTATCGTCTTGCACTACAGACAAGAGAACAACATATAAGAAGAGACAAAGCAACCAGTAATATATGTACAGCACAGGCACTGCTTGCTAATATGGCAGGATTCTATGCTGCATACCACGGACCAGATGGTCTTATGGCAATAGCATTAAGGATTAGAAGACTGAGAGCAACTTTATTAAGAGCACTAACTTGGTCTGGTATAGAGGTAGATGATTCAGAAGGGTTTGATACAGTTAGATTCAAATCTCAAGCACCTTTACATAATTTTAATGTTAAGTATGACTATCAAGGTTGGGTTACTTTATCATTAGATGAGTTGACTACATTAGATGAGGTCAAAGATATTGTAGACTCACAAAATGATTTTGTATCAACTGGTGTATCCATCAGAGCAGTATGGGATTCAACTCTTGATACACAATGGATTGGAATACCAGAGAGAGACTTACCATTTTTAAAACAGGATGTATTTAATAAGTATCATAGTGAAACAGATATGATGCGTTACATCTATGAGTTAGGTGCAAAAGATTTCTCATTAGTAAATGGTATGATACCTCTAGGTAGTTGCACTATGAAATTAAATGCAGCGTCAGAACTTATGCCTGTTACTTGGGATGAGATGAACTTACATCCTATGGTTCCAATGGATCAGTCTAAAGGTTACACAAGAATTATAGATGACTTAAAGAAATGGTTATGTGACATCACAGGATTTGATACAGTATCATTACAACCTAATGCAGGATCACAGGGTGAGTATGCAGGTCTATTAGCAATCTTAGACTACCATAAACACAACGGAAATCCTAAGAGAAATGTATGTTTGATACCTAAGAGTGCACACGGAACTAACCCTGCATCAGCAGTGATGGCAGGAATGAAAGTTGTTACTGTTGATTGTGATGATGAAGGTAACGTTGACATTCACGATCTAAGAAATAAAGCATACCTAGAAGCAGATGAACTTGCTTGCTGTATGATTACGTACCCATCAACACACGGTGTATTTGAATCTACTGTCAAAGAAATATGTTCTATCGTTCACGAGTTTGGTGGACAGGTATATCTTGATGGTGCAAATCTAAATGCACAGGTTGGTCTTGCTAAACCTTGTGAGTATGGTGCTGATGTATGTCATATGAATTTACATAAAACATTTTGTATTCCTCACGGTGGTGGTGGACCAGGTGTCGGACCTATTGGTGTAGCAAAACATCTATCACCTTTTATACATCAACGTGTGTCTGCTGTACCACAAGGTAGTGCATCTATACTTCCTATTAGTTGGATGTACATTCGTATGATGGGTGCTGATGGACTTAGAAAAGCAAGTGCTGTATCATTACTATCAGCAAACTGGATTGCTCAAGAAATAGATGAGTTCTTTCCAGTATTATATAAAGCAAGTAATGGTAGAGTTGCACACGAATGTATCATAGACTGTCGTAATCTACCAGTGACTGCTGAAGATGTAGCAAAGAGACTAATGGACTATGGTTTTCACGCACCAACTCTGTCGTGGCCTGTTGCAGGAACTATGATGATAGAACCTACAGAGTCAGAATCATTAGATGAGTTAAAAAGATTTGTTAGTTCTTTAAAAAGTATCAGAGAAGAGATAGATACTATACCAGAGATACTTAAGAACGCTCCACACACATCTAAGATGTGCACTAAGACTGAATGGAAGTATCCATACTCAAGAGAACAAGCAGCATACCCAATGAATCAGACTAATAAATTCTGGGCATCGGTTTCACGTATCGATAATGTATATGGAGATAGAAATTTAGTGTGTGCTTGCTCATAAATAACTAAAAAGATATGTCAGGTGACAACGGTTGGTTTCAACAAAACTGTGACCCCTCAGACGACCAGTCTCAGGGTCCACAGGAGGTGCCTTCTGGTGGCGGTGGTTCAAATATAAAAGGTGATGGTACTCCTGCTGATGCAACAGTAAATCAGATAATAGAAAACTTGGTAGGTCAATGTTACCCTTCACAATCAACAAAGACTATACCTAACTTTTCTGAACCTGATACAGGTCTTGAAAATCTAGGACCATTAGAATTAGACCTTGGATATATTGTAGATCATTTAAAAGGTCTTGGATTAGAAGACATAGGTGTATCGAGTAAAATTAAAATAGATCTTGAAGACCCTAGAGATCCTAACTCTGGTGCAGAGTGCTTTAACGATCCATATGACCCATCCTCAGAGGTAGATTGCGAAGAAGATATAGACAAAATACCTGATTGTATGTTTGATCATATTGAATGTATGCTCAAACCATATGCAGGTGGTGATTGGAAACCTCCCAATCCAGATTGTGAAAACTTTTTCACTCAAGATTTTAATAGAACATCTAACAGGGTATGTGTAAAGAACTGTGTTCCAGAACGTAGAGCAGTGTATGAACACGTATCACCTACAAACCATCACTATAGTTTAAATTCTACTCCTCCTGATAATAGTTACACATCATCGAGCATTATATTTTACGGACATAATAAACAAGAACCTAGATCAAATCCTCTTTACGTTTCATATAGTGCTAGTCAAACAGATACTATGTTGACTATGAACCCAGAGGCAGAGCAATCATCTATGGATGCTTATGGTATGGGATCTAGAACTGATGTTATTTCTTACATTTTCCGTGAGAAAATTGACGGGATTAGTTCCCTAGGTGATGGAGAACAACTATCAACTTTACATAGATACTGGAATCCTACATCAGGTGATCATAGATATTCTTTAACACCCATTGGTGGAGAGTTAATAGAACCTGTTTTGACAGGAGGATTTTATAATATTGCAGGTCAGGTTGATGCTGATATATTAATTGAGTTTAATTGTCAACGTGGTGGTGCAGCATATAAAAATACTTTTGGATATTATATTACTGATACAAATGATAACCCTGCATATGGTCAAGTCATTCTTCCTAATGCTACAGACGCTACTGGATACCTATCACATACAATTTCAAAAACAATTCTAAATCAATACGCTCCTTGTAAAATAGGATTTGTTATGGTTCCTAATGGTTACACTGCTAATGGTAGTTCTGTAGCACAGAATGATGTATTGACATTCTCTCAGACAAGTAACGGTTGGAGAACTAATCTAAATTCAGCAGAACAAAACCTCAGTATGTTTAGTGAGAGAAGACTGAACTGGAATAATAAAAACTTTACAAGATGGACATCACGTTGGTGGCAGTGGTGGGAAGATCTATTGAATGGTGATGATGACTACGATGATATGAAAATATCATATCGTATGAGTTACAATGGATCTCCTTGGTACTATGAGGGTATTGCAGGTTATGTATTTAAAGAGTTGGTAGAACCTGAGTTTAGAGAGTTGGGTTCTATTCAATCTTGTGAAGATTATATGTTTGATCCTACAGGATTTAAGAATATGGAAATGGCACGTACTGGTTGTGGTCAAATTGCAGAAGGTGATTCAGTAGTATCAGGTTGTAGTAATTGTGTAGGTGAATATATGATCAAGCATAACACCGCACAAACAATTACTGCTATACAAGATGGAACTATAAGTTTGAGATCACACGGTGGTATGACAGGTGGTATTGGTGACTGTACTGTATTCAAGTATCAACTGTATAAAAACAATGTAATGATCTTTGAAGATGAAGCACACGTAGATGAGTGGACAAAGATAGGCACACCTTTACATACTTTTGATATTGTTAGAGGTGATGATGTTACATTTAGAGTTGTTAGTATTGAAGCAGGTCATTATAACGCATCAGTTACACCACACTTTGCTTTACATAATGAAAGTACAAAAGAGATTATTAATATATTTGGAGTAGAACTTACAACAACATCACATAACGTTCCAGATATTAATTTGAATTGTGGTGTACCTGGATCATTCTCATTGTATGATGTAAATAATTCAAGCAATACAGTGTCTTCGTGGTCAAGTGGTGGAGGATTTACAAACAACTGGTTGACAGTTACACCACGTCCTACACACGTTAACCAAGTAAGAACAGATGATGATAGTACAGGTTACATTGTCAGGTCTATTGGAGCAGGTGGACTGTCAATTAATATTAGGTATGAGTCAGTAACAAATGGTATGAGATTCCGTGTAGAAAGTATCATTGATATGGGTAGTGGTGGATATAGAATAGGTCAATTAGAAAAATTCTTTGTCGGTAAAGACAAGACTCTTGGTACAATATTCAGACAAGGTATTGTAGTAAACAGTCTTGACACTGCTGCTTGTATTTCTGGTGGTGCTGTAAATCAATTATCATTTGGAACACTCAATGAGGATAATGATGTTGGTGCATATGGTTTACCATCACCTGCTATTCTTATAGCGTCAGGTTCACCAACAGCAAATTATTATGACAGTCAAGTCAGTGATCTTGTAGAAAAATTATTTACTGTGAGTGTAGAGGATACATCATCAGCGGTAACAATGATGTATAGAGAACCTGCTACTCTAGTACAATACTGGCAGAGAAAAAATGCAGCAGGAGAACCAGTCTATTTCTATCACGACTTTGATTTAGAAGGAACTAATGGAATGAAATTACGAATGAGAGCAGAGTTAATTTATAAAGAAACTGATACACAAACAGCACCTGAGACTATGAAAGGATACCAGTTCAGATGGACAGTAGATTCTATTTTAAGTGCAGGTCAAGGGTATGCTGACGGTATGGAATTTACTTGGGAGTTTCCTGTAAGAGATGAGAAACTTATAAACAATGAAGGTGCAGAGACTACAACACCATACTATCCACAAGAAAAAATCTTACCTCAGAGAATAAGATTAAATAACTCAGAGACATCTATCAATACTAGAACTGCTAAGTGGGGATTATATCAATCATCACACGACAGAAACTCAACTGTGTGGTATAGTAATAGTAGTAGGTCTAGAAACGCACATTTCAGACAATTCAGATTCATTATTGACGACGCAGTATGACCCCTCTAAACAGAGATGCCTTCTGGGATAGAAGACTAAAGCAATCACACGATGAATTACAACGCATCGTAAAAATAGGTACAAAATATAAGGATGATCCTGAGACTCTTCGTAAAAAAATGAAGAAGGAAAAGAAATATCAAAAGAGTTTGCTTGGAGAACTTGCAAAATTAGATGATTCCATATATAATGTTAAGAAACAAACACAAGATGCCGATGACACAGGAATCAGAGAAGAAACAGAGGGGACTGACTCTGTTGATAGAGAGTCTACACAAACCTGATACTAAACTGAGATCTTGTGCATACAATCAAGATTGCTTTGAAGAACTGATGTTCTACAGACAAGAGATCATTGATCATTGCTATCAGAAACTAAAGGAGTTACAAGATGAATAGTTACTCCTATAGAAATGAAACAAATAAAATGATCATCTTTAAATGTATGGCAAAAGATTTTTGGTTAGAGAAAGTAGTGATGCCATTTGAGACATACATATTTGATGCACCAGACAATGCAGATGTAGAGATCTTTGGTTTAGATCAACAACTCGCAAGACATTATCGAATTGAAGAACTTAGTAATGCAACTTTTTCCCATTGAGATATTTCCATCACAACATAGTGACACTAAGATAGTAGAGGAGATAGACAATACAATCAAATACTTAGAGGAGACAGGTGACTGGTCTGACAGTTCATATCTGTCTCCTTATGCTTTGCAAGAAACTTTACACGGTACTCACTCGAAGCAACATTTATTACAGATGTTTAAGAAACATCCAATGCCAAACCTTGAGTCATTTCTAGGTGAAGCAATACAAAAATATGTGGGTTCACAAAAATTACCTGTTCCAGATAGTGCATCAGCATACATAGAACCATTGAAGGGATCGTGGACAATCTCACAATCTTGGATTAATGTAGTAGGTAAAGGTAAGTCACAACAAAGACATACACACGCAGGTCATCAAATATCTGGTGTGTATTACCATAAGACTACACCTGAGATGGGAGGAATATTATTTTACAATCCGAATATGTATGCTAAGATGTGTATGTTCGGAACTGAGGAAGGTATTTACTTCGATCCAACTCCAGAATCTGTTATACTATTTCCATCGTGGTTAGAACACGCTACGGAAAAGAACAACACAGATCTTCCTCGTTATTCAATCGCATTCAACGTACATCTCAACTAATGAAACCATCCAGTACAACAATCTATACCAGACCAGGTTGCCCTTACTGTTCAAAGATAAAAGAATTTTATAATTTAAAAGGATGGAGTTATCGTGAGTTTAAACTTAATGAAAACTTCACACGTGATCAGTTTTATAAAGAGTTTGGTAATGGGTCCACCTTCCCACAGTTAGTCGTAGACGGACAGAAAACAGGTGGTTGCAATGAATCAATCTCACATTTTAAATCAAAAGGTATTATTTGACTACAATGATAAACCAACAGAACAAAGTTGATGAACTTTGTGCTCTAGTTGAGAGAGCAATGGATGCTGCAATGGGTGAAGGTAGATTCTTAATGAAGGTCTACCCTCTACTAGAAGCACAGAAATTCACTCGAAGAGAAGTAACAGAGTTCATCGAGAGCAGTACAGCAGCAAGCGTTTCAGAGATGTGTCTTGAATTAGAAGGTTACATTAAGGGTGGTGATCCATACCTAAGAGAATCCTTTGGACACATTCCTAAACCACAAGCAAGAAAAATATACAAGTATTTGTATGCTCTCTTAGAAGATGCGTGGAAGTACGAGCAGACTCGTAGACCTGGACGCAAAAAAAAGTCTAAATAATTTTAATTACAAGGAGTTTCCTATGGCAGAACAAGCGGTTATTTTTGCATCATTAATCATAGGAGCGTTCCTGATGGGTGCTGTTGTTGCTTGGTATGTAAAAGATTATGTTGACACTTATCTTGAGAGTGCAGCGTATGCAAAAGCAGTTATTCACCCAGAAATGTTAACTGATGATGGCAGAGTAGACCCCGAAGAACTACTGTACTTGCGTTTAAGTGAAGAAAATGATATAATAGATGACGAAGATGATGACTAAATAAATGATTCTTGTAGATATGAATCAGGTGATGATAGCAAACCTTATGGTTTCGCTTTCACAGACTGAGAAGTTACAAGAAGGTTTAGTCCGACATATGGTTCTTAATTCTCTGCTCAACTATCGATCAGAGTTTAAGAAAAAGTATGGAGAATTTGTTCTCTGTTATGACAACAGACATTACTGGAGACGTGATGAGTTCCCTCACTATAAGGGTACACGTAAACGTGACAGAGAAAAGTCTAAACATAACTGGGATAATATCTTTGAACTCCTTAACAAACTTAAGGCAGAGTTCTTAGAACATTTACCGTACAAAGTTATAGAGGTTGAAGGTGCAGAAGCAGATGACATCATCGCTGTTCTCTGTAAACAACAAGGTCTTGCAAACATAAGATTGCAAAACAATATGCAACCACCAGTGAAGACTTTAATACTCTCTGGAGATAAAGACTTCATTCAACTTAAAAGATATGGATATGTAGATCAATACAATCCTTGTCTTAAGAAATGGGTAGAAGGACTAGACCCTAAAATGTATATCTCAGAGCACATTCTTAAGGGTGATAGATCTGACGGTATTCCAAACTTCTTATCTGATGATAGTTGCTTGGTTGAAGGACGCAGACAGAAACCATTACGCAAAGTATTAATTGCAAAGTGGTCTACGCAAAGTCCAGAAGACTTCTGTACTACACCAGAACTTATGGATCAGTATGAACGTAATCGTAAACTCATTGACTTTGAGTGTATTCCAAAAGAGATGAGTGAAAAGATTATAGATACATATGAATCCTTAGTTCCTGCTAACAGGAGCGACCTCTCTTCTTACTTTGAAGAGAAT